CCTCGCTTGCGAAGGGTTTTCTTACCTAAAGTTGGCGACTCTGGGCTAGAGCTCAGAGCCGCTAGAAGCGCAGGTTCATAGAACTTGAACGCCTCTTTATCAGGTTTGAAGACCCAATGACGTACGATAAAGCCTTCAAACATCGGGAATTTCTTCGAAGCCAGTTTAAACTGACCACGAGGAGCCCGAGACTCGAAGACTGTATCACCCAAGGAACGGGGTCCGAAGAACCGCTCCGTAGGATCCGCCAACCGCAGTGCTTTAGCTGCAGTTTTCGGAAACGGGATGGGACACCTAGAAAGTCCGTTATGGAACTTCATAAGGTCCCGTACGTCAGCGATGATCGACCGCACAAAGTACGGTCTAACGTTGCTACCAAGAAAATAGTCCTTCCCACAGCTCTCCCGAAAAGGGCCCGTCGAGAATGATTTCGATGAGTTCACGGAAAAGCCAAGGAAAGACAAGAGCTTGGTGAGAAGATCAACACCCTCGACGCCGATAGTAATATCGTCGCCGTAGGCAGTCACTTCCCACCATGGAAGACCGAGCTCTATGGCTACCGCTTGCGCGGCAGCATAGAATAACACGGTTTCCATCTCAAAGGTGTACCCGTTCCCCATACTGGAGAACTTATGATACACCCCCGAGGCTCCTCCCATTCGCCAATGGGAGCTGCGGCTAGCCTTCATTGCTACCAGCCAATCGGCTGGAAACAGTTCCTCAACCACAAGCTTGGCAGCTGTGTCTGAGGCCATTGACATATCGATCGTCGCCACTTTTCCCGTAAGGGAACCGTAACGAGCTAGGTCCTGATTCATCTCCTGGGAATCCAAGTTAACTCCATGACGGAGCAACTTGGTTCTCATGAGACGACCAATACCTAGTTGAACGAATGTGTCAAAGGTAGGTTCCGCTGCGATAGACCGAAGGGTCTTCGCATCCTTGGGAACAAAAACGACCTTGTTGCCCTCAGTCACGCAGTATGGACCTTGTTGAAAGGTCTTCCACAGCGGTATCTCCCCCACAAGGGGAGAGAACAACTGGAGGCAGCGGCCTGAACCTGTTATAGGCTCAAGGTATTTGTCGTACACTGAAGTACGGGGGTTGCGGATGCTAGTTGTAGCACCCGGTCCCCATCGACAATTGTCAAGAAGTTTCTCGTACGGGAAGCGACCGAGTATGTACTGGATGTTGTCTTTCGTTCTCGAAACGAGACGATCAAGACCGACCGGGGGATAAACCTCCGATCCAACCACATACGCGGCACGCCACTGACGATTAGTCTCCTGACATTGCGACTCCGCGCTCTCGAACCTCCCGAGCGCAACCTTACGCTTGTCGAATGACGTCGGAAGAAAATCGGCTTTCATCAAAAGCTTTGTGGCCTGGACATCGAGATAATAAGTCTCGGCGTCCAAGTACCACTCTGGCTCAATCTGAAGGCCCGTCGCCAATGCGTCCCACTCGCCCGCCTCAATCAAGAGGTAGACGGATAGGGCGCGAGGCGAATCGATTTCTTCTAACAACGACTTGCATAAGGCTAGCGTGGTCTCCATTCCGAGTTCACGATCCTTACGGATCAAACTCAGAGTGCGAGCCGGAACCTCGAGGTTCCGGCTCACTTGGTAATCCCGCGGCAAAAGAAGTCACCAAAGGCCTGATCCCGAGGGACCAGACCATTGGCGGCATCAATCTGCGTATTCCGAATAACCGAGAGAAGCCTCACAACTTCGCTCGGATATTTTTCCTTCGGTTTACGCGCCACGAGGACCTCCAGGTCGTAAGGATCAACCCCTACACTTACATTCCGTACAAAAGCTTGAGTCATAACTTCAAGTGCTTGTCCGAAATTAAGGGTGCAGGGAATATCCCATTCGACCAGACTCGCAACCTCACAGCTAATATCCCTGGCTCCAGTCTCCCAATAAAAGGGTTCCAAAGCTAAGGATACAGTGAGATTCACCCCGTACAGACGAACAGGCCGCTCGCGCGTACCCGCCCATCCGTGAAAAGCTATCCTCGCTTGCGAGAAATAGCCGTGTTCACCGAGGACGGGTGCAGCCGGACAGCACCATTCGTAAGTAAGTTGCTGAATCAGTGAGAGAGTAGTAGTCTTAGACATACAGGTCCTTAAAAGGTTACCAATGAACTCGTGAAGGGAAGAAAATCGACGAGATGACGACTTACGTCGGCATCAAGTAGGTCTTCGCCCAGTCACTCACTTGAGCGTTCTGAAAAGCGAGAGGTCCCATCTTGAACAAATCGGCCCGGTTCTGCGCTGTTGAGCGCGCCGAGACGACGAACTTGATGAACATCGCACAGTCATACGCCCAAGTCGCAGCCGGCAGAATGCCGGATTGCGTCGAGTTCGAGAC